TTTTAAATCTACAGCAGAAATACTAGCTAGTGCATCTACCATAGCACCACCAGCACCAGCACCATCAGCATAAATAATTTTAGTATCACCAGCAGGTATCGTTATATTTGCACCTGTGCCTTGACTTATAACTAAGTTTTGCGAACCTGTAGTAGCGTTTTCTATAAACCATAGTTTAGATACTGTGTTTGGTCCAATAGTTACAGTACAGGCAGAATCTAATGCACCTGTGTATTTAAGAAACATCGATCTTCCAGGATCAGTTGCTCCGTCTGCAATAGTAGTAGTATGGGTATCAGCATTAGTTGTTATAGCCTCTGTGCCATAACTAAACGCTTCTGCTATTAGTTCTAAGTTTGTGTTTGTAGTCGTACCCCAAGTTCCTGACGCATCACCAGTCGCCATTTCATTGAGTCTTAGGTCATTTACATATGTACTTGCCATTTTTTATTCTCCGTGCTGTTTGATTATATTATTTTTTTGCATAATAGTTAAGCAACTTCTTTCCAATTCGGTGTTTGAGAATTTGAAACTGCTGTCCAATTCGCGTTTTGATCAGGAATAATAGGTCCCCAAACTAAAAGCTGACTTATATGTCCTGTTCCTTCAACACCTGTTACAGAAACATTTGCGTGTGCATTTATGGTTAATGTACCTAACGCAGTAGTTCCTACTAACCCTGTTATTGAAATAACATTATTAGTAACAAGAGATAAACTACCTAAAGCACTGGTTCCTGCAACACCTGTTGGGTAAACATTTGCGTCGCAAGTTACGGTTTCATCACCTTGTGCGATAGTAGAAGCAGTACCACTAACGCTAGTGATAGCTACTCCGTTAGCTACAACCGTACCTACAGCACCTGTTCCTGCTTGTCCTGTAAGAGAAACTGAAATAGAAATTTTTGCTGTTACACTACCTAAAGCAGAAGTCCCTGCTACACCAGTTTCTGAAACATTAGCTGCTCCTGTTGCAGTAAGACTTCCTATTGAACTTGTAGCTGCAACTCCTGTTTCTGTAACATTAGCGTCACCACTTACAGTTTCAGATCCTAAAGCTGTGGTTCCTGCTAACCCAGTAACTGAAATATTAGCAATTCCCGTAGCTGTAAGGGAACCAATTGAACCTGTACAAGTAACCCCTGTTTCTGTAACATTAGCATCACAACTAACTGTTTCTGTGCCTAACGCAGAAGTACCTGCAACACTTGTAAGGTTTACAGTTACACTAACACTTGCAGGCTGACCCCATGGACCAGACCCCCAAGTAGATCGACCCCAACCAGCCACTAAGTTATGCTATTCTTATTACAGCGTTACTTGCGTCAGCAGTTGGGAAAGATATTGTAAAACTTCCAGCTGTAGAAGTTTTATCTCCACCAAAATCAAATACTGCTACCGCAGGATCACCTGATGCTGTGTCGTTGTAAATCATACAACCTCTAGCAGTAATGGAAGCTGTGCCAAAAGTTAAATCAGCAAAATCTGTGAACGCAGTGGTTCCAGAAGTACTTGGATTAACGTTTGTTAATGCTGCTCCGCCCGCAGTATAGTTTGTTCCTGACGCTTCTTGGTTTGTACTATACGCTGTAGTTGCTGCTGTCATAGTTGCAGAACTTGTGTATAAAGCCAGCTTGAAAGAGTTACCTCCAGAAGCTTTAAAATTATGTACTGCTTGCAAAAGCTCGCTTTTAAAAGAAGTGCACATTGCTTGTGTAATTGCCATTATAGTCTCCTAATAATATTAGCTAGGTCTTTGTGACCTTGCTGTTCTAATTGATTGCATATTGTACACATGTGGTTTTTTATTGCTTCCGTCATGTAATATGCAACTACCTGTTTGCATGCTTCTCTAAAAGCATGAGCTTGTGCCCTAATGGGTGCAGGGGCTTCGTCGCTAATGGAAACTAATCTTTTAGTAGCCATTTCTGCAACTTCTTCTACAGTGTGCCCTCTGTAATCTGTTGTGGTAACTCCTAAGCTACCGACTTCTGTATCAGAATTAATTGAAAACATTAATACTCCTTTGGTTCTGGTGGTAAATCATTTCTATCTATCATTTGTGGTCTACTAGGTGTTTCTTCTTTAATCACCTCTGACCATTTACAAGTTTGTATTGTACCTTCTTTTAAATATGTAACAACTGGATCTTCTAAACGATGATAACCGTACAGTTTTTCTTTTATGTCTACATTAGTTTCTAGTAAATTAGAACGAGGAGCGATTGAAACTTCTATATCATTTTCCATGCATTTTGCTAACCAAAATTCACAACAAGCTTTTCCAGACTCAGCGTAATGCATATTTGTTTTATAAGTAAAATCAACTCCAAATACTGTTAAACTACCTATTTTATTCCATAATGCAAAAGCCATAGCGTAAGCTACCGTGTTATTAAAATAAGAACACTTTAAATCAGCTACTAATGAAGTTAATGGAAATTCTTCTGCATAAGGAACTCTATCATCTAACTCGCATGTGTAAAGTGGGTAATCAACCTGTGGTAGATGTTTTCTCATCATAAAAGTCATGCTTCCTGCGTCTTCTGTATCAAAAAATCTAGACATAGGATCTAGGATAAAGGCTCTATCTATTTCTGGAAGAACTCCTATCATTGCATTCACAGCCCATATTTCATCAAACGATACGCTATGGACTTGAGATAAATGAAAATCTATCTGGCTTTGTCCCATAGCTACTAAAGCTACGTTTTTATCCGCTAAGTCAGCTATAGGCTCTTTTAACATGTTTTATTGTGGAGGAATCCTGATGTTGTCATATCTAGACTCATCTCTTACGTCTTTAGATTCTCCTAATAATTTTAACCTAGCTAACCCTTCTTGATATTTTACATCGTATGTTTGTATTTCTGCAGGATTTAATTTCATAAAAATTGCAGCTTCAACTAAAGAACCGTATAACAAAGTATTTGAAGCATTTGTAGATAACCAAGTGGTTCCACTGTCTCCTGCGTCTACTAAAGAAGCGGGTCTATAAAAATAATGCAATTCAAAGGTAAAGTTTGCGTTTGGTGTTGGAGCCAGGATAAAAGTATCGTCATCAAACTCTGCGTAGTAAAGGGGTTCCCCTGTTGTAGCTGCTGCTGGTGTGTAGTCTCTTATCCAGGAAACATGCTTAAGCAACAAATAAGTGTAGTTACTACTAGTATCCAAAACAGCTAAACTAAACGGAGATAAAAAATCTGTAGGGGTAGCTAAATAAGTATTCCCACTTGATCCTGTACCTGTTACATTTTTTCTAAAAACAGGCAGCTGCACTGATTTTAAAATCTTTTCTTCCGTTTGTTTTATAAACGTAGGAATAGTGTTTGTAAACGTAGTTTCAGTATTATCCATGTAATTTTGAATAGCTGTGGTTAATTGACTATATGTAAATCCTGCTGCCATTAATCTGTGCTCACTGTTAAATCGCCCAACTCTGTTTCACCTTCTTGACCAGAAAACGCACTTCCAATATTAGGATCGTCTCTAAACCTCATCATGTTAGTTCCTGTTTGGTCTATTACAGCAGAAGAAGGGTTTGTTGTTGTAACTTTACCTAATCCTGCTTGAGGCAAAGGAACATCTGGTCTAGGTTGCCATAAGACTTCTGCATCTACAGGAACCTGTATAGGTTCTAATTGTGGGTGTTTTGATTCATAACATTCTGGGCACACTCTTGTATGATCCCATTCTGTTTTCATAGTTAAATAAGGGTATTTCCACCCGCATCTATCGCAAATAGCGTTAGCGTATTTACCTGTAGCGTAGGGCATTAAATATACCCCCTATTCGGAACTAAATGTACGGAAGACCTATCTTCGTCGTACCTTAACGCATCCTCTAAATTCTTCTCATACAGAGGTTGTATGACAGATAATTTTTGAGTATTCTTTTTTAAACATAAATAATAAGCTAAACCAGAAGCTAAACAAGGCATAAACCTACTAGGTATATCTGCATCATTAACTGAATCTGTTGCGTCTTGTATTCTTTGCCAAACATAGTAAATGAGTTTATCCGTTGAATTCTCTGGTGTTGGATAAAGATGAATTACTGGAGTTTTTAAACGTTCTAACCAAAATTGCGTAGGTCGAGCTTTTGTTGACTTAGTTGGAATACTTATGTATTCATTTCTGTCTATTCTAGTTAATTGATAATCTGTAACAATACCATTCACTGTTCTTTGAATATACGCATCTAAAACATCAATATCGTAAGCGTTAATAGAGATGTCATTATCTCCTTCAGTGAGGGTTACTTCTGTCTTAGCAACTTCCCACATTTGGATTCCCCTGTTTGACCAATCTGCAAACATAATATTTAAAGAACGTCTTGCAGTAACAGCGTCATATGACGTGCGGGCTTCTAAGCCCGCAAGTTCATATGCTTCTTCTATTGCGGTTGCTACATTTAAATTAAATGTACGAGTACCTGAAGTTGCCATTATTTATTGATAATAAGCAACAAAAAAGTCGCAATTAGTTAAAGCTACATAAGCACCGTCTTTAAAATAACAACCCATTCCTGGTATGTAGTGATCGAAAGCTTCGTTCGCTGCTGAACCAAATTTGAATTGAGCTATTATTCTTGTACTACTAGCACTCGTACCATCATAAATAATAATGGTTGCATCGGCAGCACTAGACTGAGCCTGTATAGACTGTATTCTTAGTGAACCTAAATTAGTAGCCGTTCCTGCTCCAGAAGACCCTATGTATCCTTGTAATTGTCCTGTGCTTGTTAAAGGCACAGATGCTTTTACGTCTGAACTCATAGTAACCTCCTATTAAGCGTCAGCAAATGGTGTAACTATAGTTCCTGACCCTAGTATTATGCCTTCTACTGCATATTTAGCGGAAGCCATTGCAGTTACTTTCACAATACTGCCAACCAGTCCACCTTTAGTAGTTCCATTCATAGTAATAACATCGTTAGACGCACCAGATATAAAAGTTTTACCTGTAGAATCGTCTTTACCAGTATAAAGACCACCAACGAACTTATCAGTACCGTCAGTTAAAATATCCATATCTGTTGCTGCAGTTTCAACTACAAAGAAAAAACTAGCTCCTAAATTATTTGTTTGATTAGGATCGTCGTCTCGTCCAGGAGCGGTAGCTACAATACTGGGTAAAGTAAACTTACCGTCTGCATCATTACAAGTAAGTATTTTACCTGCGTGTGAAGCAACAGTTAATGAAGTGTCAGCTGTTAAACTAACTACTACAGCGTTACCTGCTGAAATAAATCCCGCCAATGATTTGACTGGACCTGAAAATGTCGATTTTGCCATATTAAGTCTCCTTAATGAATTCTATCGTCTTGGCTTGTCTGCTAGGTCAGTCGATAAAACAATTATAATTACCCTCC